GTAAAGAGGTATAGTCTCGACCTTTCCGTTAGAACGGTTCTATCATCGAATTTTTCGGTAATTTATCAAAAATATCCCTTTGTATCCATATACTCACCATATTCTGGTGATTAAGTGGTATTAAGGTTCTTTTCTTTATAAAGTTACGAAGTTCTGGGACAGTCTTATAAAATTTTTGAAAATTATGTAACTCTCTCCACTCTTCGTTCAAATTACCTGTTTCCTTGATCTCAATCGATTTATAGGTTGGTTCAGATTTTTCTCTCTGAAAACTCACAATTTTGGGTGGATACTGTTTTTGATTAAAAGCTGATGACATTATATCAACAGCTTTAACGGTTTGTGCAAGTTGTTTTGACATACTTACATAACACCATTCATCAATAGATAAAATCAAACGTGTTTTACTTTTAATATAACACATTAAATTTATTTCACAATCCAAAAGTGTGGGTTCCCTGGAATTAAAAGAACCAAGACCACCGTAAAGTATTGAAATATCCATACTACGAGGGGTGCGCTTAAGTTGTTCTTTGAGGAAATGACATACGTCTTTCTTTTCAAAACGCTTAAGAGCATCTCTTATAGTATTAATTTCACCTTTTCGGGCTTTGTGCGACCATAGAATATTAAAACCTTCAGATGGTTCAATTTTCATAGACTTGTTAGTTACTTTAGATTCAATAAATTGAGAATTTATAGTAAACCAATTTCGACTAAGATAATTTTTACCAACTGATGGTTCTAATCCCATTTTTCGGGCATTTTTCTTCCATTTCAGAATATTTCTCAAAATATCACGAAAACCAATATCATCACCATTAATTAAACAAGGGAGTTCCTGGAGATCTTCACAATCTATAGCCTTTCCATATGTAGCTGCATTAGCTATACATAGAATGGGGAAAGATAATAGAGATCCCATCAACTGTCCATTAATTTGTAATGTGGGTTCAAGTTCAGCTTCTTTAGGATATTCCACTAAATGAGTTGAAGACTCCCTTAAAACATAAGGAATTATGTTATCTGGAAGTACTTTAACCAATTCAGAAATGATAGTCGTAGTGACATCACTATGAAGGTTATCCGTAGCAGCTGAGTAATCACCTGATACATTAATGAAATTACTATTTGGTTTTTTAAAATTATTAAGAATATTCTGACCTGAAGTTAATCTAAAACAAGGAAAATATTTTAAAGATTCAAACATAGCCTTTTGTAAAGGTTTAAGAATCCAATTATGTGATTCACCTTTTGTTATCATACGAACTTTTAAAGGTTCGGGGATAGCATGTGCTTTCACAACGGGAATAGAATTTGGACATGGATCAAAATCATATCCAACATTATATTCAAATTCATTACCATTAACAATAGGCATAAAATTTTTAAAATATTTTCTATTATCCAGTATCTCAAGAGATTGTAAACGCTCTCTATATGTCTTAAGGGCATATTGGAAGAGTTCATCAACTGTCTGAGATAATGTTAGATGACGTGTTAACGAGGGTGGTCTCGAACCACCAATATATTGTCCATCTTGATAACAGCTATATTTGTTTAATGTATATAATTGAGTCTTTCTATCATAATTCATGATTTCAAAGGCTGGATTGTACACTCTACGGTCTATAGCTTCATCACAATTGACAAACAAACTTCGTTGAAAACGTTGATTTGATGAAAGAATAAGAAATTCTGAATTGAATTCTCTACCCTTTTCTCTCAAATCAGCCATCGGCACGATCCATTTGGCATTAGAACACATTTGGATGAGTTGCTTAGAATCATCTGATCCGTCCCTTATGGTGAAAATATCATCAATCTGGGCTATCAACTGATTCCTGTAACCATCCCAATGTTCACATGCCATGGATCTTGAATATCTGGATTCTTGTTTTGGAATACCAAAAAAGCTTGAAATTTTTGAAATAAGCATTTCTGATATAAAAGATTTACCAACACCAGGACAACCGATTAAATGAATAACAACAGGATCCATACGGGTAACTGTTTGAACTCTCTTTAATTTATTATAAACTAATAAATTTTCGAGTGCCTTACGAGTTCCACCCTGGCTCCTTGTACATTCATATGGTGCAGTTGTCATGGCAATTGGTATAACTTCTTTATATTCAGTTTTAACTTTTTCAGCAAATTGTCGCGCAAATAGTCTTACATGTTGTAATACATCCTCGGGGGTTTTATGCACAGTGCTTAGAGCTTTCCGATGTTTTTCATAGGCCATTTTAATCATTGATTTAGGAACTTGATTAGCCAGGTCCTTACATTGAAGTAACTTAAACCAAAATCTAGCAATTTTAGAGTCATTAAAAACTCTTTTGCCATTTGGGTACTTCTTATTAAGGACAAGATTAATTTCTTTCCATTGTTTCTTTGAAAAAAGGTCAACTGAAACACCTTCAATGTCAGGAAGTTCAATTTGTTTTGTTTTAATACTAAACAATTGAGCTATTGACATTTTAAAAACACCCGGCAGTTTCTCTTCGGATATATTTCTGAAATTATTTTTTAGAAAAGATTTCTGATCAAGAGAGACACGTACTTTGTTAGAATAAAGAAATGATTCTAAACAAGTGCCGAATCCTTCTAGTTGATGATCGAATTCGTTCGTTAACTTAAGGTTATTAACTTTCCTTTTAACCCCTCCACTCCCCGCAACTTGCGGTCGGCTGTGGAGCGCCGGAATTTTTATTTTTCGGTTTGTAGGGTAATACGAGTCATAAGGTTACAAGCCTATATGACAAGGAAACAAC